TGCACTTGAAACTGCAGGTATCATTAATACTTTTTCTCTGTCAATTTCTTCTCCAGCTATCAAAGCTTTTAGTATTACATCATTTACTGCATTTTCATCAATAATTGTTTCTTCATTTGTTTCATTTTTAATATTTCTTTTAAAAATACCTCTTATTTTCACTTTTCTCACCTCCTAAAAACTTTGACATACAAAATTGTCTTCATTTAATATTTTTTGTTGTAATAAATAAGTGGCTATAATTGTGCTTACAACCATATCCACTTTTCCATTTGATTTTTTCTTATTAACATATTTGTTCAAATTTGTGTCTTCTGTGCATCTTGCATTTTGAAAATTAATTTCATATAACCTATCTCCGTCATAGCTAAATTTCTTTTGTAGTATACTTTCTTGTAACCATTTAGTCGGCTGGTGTAACACACTTGAGTGTTGCTTTACTTCAACGCATTCATAACCTGCAGTTTCTAATTTATTAGCTGTTGAAATACAGTTGTATCTATCATATCCGATTTGCACAATGTTAACTTCATACTCTTTTTCTATATTCATTATAAAATCTTCGACAAATTCATAAGAAATTATTTGATTTCCACAAGCAAAGCAACTTCCATCCTCAATGAATCTCTTGTAGTCAGTTCTTTCTTTTTTGTTTTTTTCTTCTATTTTTTCTTTTGGAATAAAAGCCCAACTTTTAGCAAATATTACATCATCTTCAAGCGTTACCATTGAAACAGAAGTATTATCATTCGACATAGCTAAATCCAGACCTAAATATACATCTCTGTTTCTCCAGTCGAATGTTCCTCTTATATTTCTACATTGTCTAAGTTTGTCCAATTCAATATAAGCCTCTCCACTGTTGCTCGGAACAAAATAATTCATGTTCTTTGTTAAATATTCTTCTCTTTCACTTGGTTTTGCTAGTGCTTTCTTTCTATTGTCTCGTATTTCTTCGTAATTTTCTTCTACTCTTAAAGGATTTGCCATCTGTAACCCTACATCATCCCACAAATGCTCTTCACTTGCATAATATACTAATGCAAACAATCTGTCGTCTGTTTCTAATCCTTTGTATATCTTTTTTAAATACTCTAGCTCATCAAGCATAATAGATTTGTCTTCTGCATAAGCTGTTGTCAACTTGAACATTAGTGGATTTTTAACACTTAATTGTCCAGTTTTCATTGCTCCAACATTTGAATTATCTTTCATTGCCCCATATTCGTCCGCAATAAAAGCTGACGGTTTTATCGAATTGTTTCTGTTTGCCTCTGCAGTACGTGGCTGATAGAAGCTATGTGTTAAAGTGCATTCAAGCCTTCCACTTAATGTCTTTGGAATATTAAAATAATCTCTAACTGATGGGCTAACGTTTAATATTTGTGCAATAGCCTTTTTTACTTCACCTGCTAAATCTCTATCTAAACATATCGAATAAAACTCACTATATTCGCTTTCTGTTAGCATTAATATTATGAAAATTAATGCTGCTAGAAACGTTTTTGTATTTTTCCTTGCTATAAATAAAATAACTTCTCTATATCTATATTTTTTAGAGTCTGTTTTATATCTCCATCCAAAAATATTTGCAATAAAAAAAGCCTGGAAATTTTCCAAACCTTCTAATATATTTTTCCCTACAATATTGTTTAATCCTGTCGCATAATTTAGTAATCTTAAAACTCCTTCTATTATTTTTATTTGTTTTTCATCAAAATAGTATGGATAACTTTCGTTCTTCTGCTTTTCTAAATCCTCTAAGAACCATTCACATTGCGTTTTTACTTCAAATGTAGTAATTTCTTTGCCAGAAATGCAATCTTCAGCATATTTTTTTGCTTGTTCTAAAAGCATTATGCCTCACCTCTTAACACTTTAAGAAGATCGCTTTCATTTTTATCTGTTTTTTTAGGAATACTTCTTAATTGTGAAGCTATTGTCATGATGTTTTCTTTTTCTATATCAAACATTAATCTTCTTTTATTTTGAATTTGTTTGTCCAAATCAATAATATTTTTTTCTAAAGAATTTATTATGCTGTAATACTCCTTTTTTGAAGAACATTCATCTTCTAAATCTAAATCACTTTCTGCCTCTTCTAGTTTTTCAAAAAATTCCTCTCTTTTTTCTTCAAACTCATAGCATTCAGCATATAACAATGCATAACGATTAATTACGTTTTCATATAATGCATCTGCCTTATCTATATTTTCTAGTAAACTTACTATTCTTTTAAATTCTTTATGTGCGATTTTGTTCTTTTTTACTTCTTTTTTTGGTTTTATTTTTTCATTACTTTTTAATGCTTCTTCGCCTTCTTTTCTGGCTTTTAATTCTGCTTTGGTTCTATGACTTTTCTTTTCTGAAGTAAGAACTACAAATGGTTTTGTCGGTGTTGGCATGTTATGTTATCTCCTTTCTCTTGATGTGGGAGTTTTTTTTAAGCGAAGGGGTGCAGGTAGGTGTTCCCGCTTTTAATTTTTTTGTTTACTATGGTAGGGGGGATAGTTGTTATATATCTAAGTACTGTATACTTATCTTTATTGTTGTATACTATAGCATTGATTTGATTTCTTTGCATTCCTCTGCTTTGTAATAATTTTATAAATTTTTTCTTACTTATCTTCTTCTCTAGTAATTTTCTTATGTATTTCCATGTAGCTCGAAATGTTTTAACGATACATAGACTCACAGCTTCTACTGTCTCAACTATTTTCTTTAAAACTCTTTCTAAAGTTTCTATTATTTCTTTTGTACATTCGTTGTATTCTATTGTTATCTTATTACTGTCAGCATCACATAAAAATATAATTTTATTCTGCCTATATAATTTCTCAGCTGTTTCTATGCTAATATCTTTATAATCCAATTTTATTTTCCTTTCTCATTTCACTTTTGGCAAATCTTTTGTCGAATGTATGTGTACAGCAATCCTTCTTACAATTTCTTTTATTACATTTGCAATTGTTATCTTTATCGCATTCATAAGCTATTTTTATATCTCCATTTTCATATTCATATATTTCTGCTTTGTATACTCCAACAATTCTATTCAATCTTCTTTCTCCTGCTCATCTATTATTTTCTGTACTATTTCTCTTGGTATCTCTTCATTCTCGCACATTTCGTGATGTACACTACATACTGTCAAAAGATTATTATTATCTAATCTTTTGTTATAATCTTCGTCTATCGGTATGTTATGATGCACCGATAAGTTGTTCATATTATATTTATTTTTTGTATTATATAATTCTCTAATACATATTTGGCACAAATACAAATCTCTTTGTTTAATCTCTTCTCTTTTCTTTTGCCATGCTTTTGTCCATCTAAATCTATCTATCTCTGTTGTCTTTTTTTCTGTTTTAGGTTTGCATGGACACACATGATTGTATGGTACTATTCCACAATATTTGCATGTTTTTAGCATTTCTTATCATCTCTGTTGTTTGATATGTTGTTTGTTGTTTTTGAACAATTCATTGCTTTTTCTTTGATCTTATTAAGTATTGCCCACATAATTGCTATACTCAACATTCCACAAAATATAGCAACTGGACTTAATATAATTATTAATAATATTTTAATCATTTTTCTTTCTCCTTTTAGCAAAATAAAAAAGCACTTATTAAAGTGCTCTCTTCATATCTTATAAGTTTTTATTGTCTTAATGGCTGTCCAGAGTTATCTCTATAGCCTCCTGAAGCTATTTTAATTAAGTCTGCTATCGTTCCTATCAAAAACCAATTTGCAGTGCAAATCTTAACAATTCCTTTTCCATAATTTCCTAAATAAAAATCATGTATTCCTCCAAGTCCTACAAATCCTAAGCAACATAATCCCAAAGCTTTTCCTTTAGATTTGTCACTCGTTATAGTTGTGTAGTTTGCCATATAATCATCTCCTTTTTTAGACAATTATATTATAGCATTTTTCTTGTGTCAAATTTTGTCATAATTTGCATTATTCTTAAATTTTATAGTTTGTCTTCCTTCTCTTTTTCAAATCCACTACACTTTTTATATATTCCCTTCTCTTTATCTATTACACTTTGTACTTTGTTTTTACATGAGTTTATACATTCACAGCATGCATTGTTTTTGTTAAGTCTTAATTTGTTTCCACATTTTGTGCATTTATATAGATTAGTTACTGTTTCTCTTTTTATTAATATGTAATTATGTTCGCAACCGTAGCATTTTACTTGTCCTGGACACTCTTTGCATTTGTATTTTAGACATAATTCACTTACCATTTCCTTTTATTCCTTTGTTTTATTAATATAAACACTATGTAATGATATATGCAGGAAATAAGTTAACGCCATACATACTTCCTGTCTTTGTATGGTCTTATATAACTTTAACATATCACTACATACTATTTTATCTAGAAAAATAAAGCTACCCTGTAATCTACAAAGTAGCTTCGCAAAAGAATATTCTTTTTTCCATACAAAAAGAGCAGCCATTTGACTGCTCTCTTTGTATAGGTTATTTGTTTTTACGATCTGCGTTAGGTCCTGCAACGCCCTGTACTCCACTCTTCGGACTGTAAAAAGTATGTGAGCCATGCTCTCCATCGTAGTCTTTTGAGTTCATCTGGTTGGCCTCGACATCGTGGCTTTCTTTTGAGCCTGAGTAGTTGCTCCAAGAGTAACCATCGGAATCGCTGCGCTTTGTTCCGCCAGATGTGCTGTGATCAGATGCTAATGTGCTGCTATTGTCGTTCCACGCCATACATCAACACTCCTATTAAATTACTCGTCTGTTTCCAGACTGCCTAATTATTATAGTATATTATGTCTACTTTGTCAATACTTTTTTTAAACTTAACTAGAATTGCTTCAAAACTTATATAATATATTTATTTAGAAAGGAGGTTCTATCAATAGAACTTTATATTAACTTATCTAGTATCGTTAATTGCAATAAAAAAAGAACTAGATACTTCTAGTCCTTATTTGTAGCTCTGGGCATGTCTTTTCAAACAGCTACTCTTTTACTTGATACAATTTTATCATTTTAAATCGTCACATTTGTCACATTTTATTATTTTTCTAAAAATCTTTTTAATTTCATTTTTGCTTTACTTTCTGAGTCATAATTCATCTTAAACATAATTTGTATCCAGTTTAAATTTTCTTCGTATTTATGTCTTATTATTCTTCTTATTTCACTGTCCTCTACATTGTTTAGTTCATATTCTAGATTAGTTATTAATTTCATTAGCTTAAACTCTTTATTCTTTATCTGCTTTTTATATTTGTTTCTACTCTTTTTATTTGCAATTATCTTTTTATTGTCTAATCCTTCAATTACACAATTGTGTGATATGTATGGATAACTAGCACTGCTCCCTTTTACGCTATCTATTACTATCTTCGCAGGTTTATTATTAATCTTGTCTATTTTTTCTCTTAATTCTTCTATTTCTTTTCTAGTAGAATTTATTTGACTTAATAATTCTTTATCCATAATTCCTCCTTCGTTTACAAATGCAACCCTGCATTTATTTTTTTATCTCTTATTTGTTTAGTTGTAAATCCTAGATCGTGATATGTAATACATTCTTTTACTGTATGTTCTTCTCCCCATTTATCTACTATTTTTCTCTCATATAGCACGTGATTTGGGTATTCTTTTACTTTTTTCATACCCTTAAACGTTTCTGGTACTTCCATTATCTTTTGTCTCCTTTACTTTCTTATAAAAATATTCTTTTATGCAGTCTTCACATTCTCTGTCCATATCATCGTCACATACTTCATATAAGCAGTCATAATATCCTAACAAGTAAATATGTTTTGCCATTTCATTTATAACTTCTTTCATTAAATCTACTGTTTTACTTAATGTTTTATTTGATTTTGTAAGTTCTTTATTCGCTTTTTGCAGTTTTTCTATTAAATTTAATACTATTTTTGCTTCTTCTGCTGATAAAGTTCCATGAGTTGTATAAGCAAATTCTTTTAAACTTTTAATGGCTTTTTTATTATTCATAAATTAAGTCTCCTTCTTTTTTCTTTTAAAACATATTAGTTTTACTGGTTCTATATAAATCTCAGACTTATAACAAGCAAACATATTATCAGTTTTAAATAAATGTTTACAGTCTTTGCAACGCTTCTTTTTTAATTTTTTAAATGGACCTTTCATTCTATTTCTCCTTTTCTAATAATACTTGTAAAACTTTTATCTGTTCTAATAAATCACTGCCACCCCAATAACCTTTCTCGTCTGTCAGCTCTTCTACTTTCTTTTTTAATTCTTCTATCTTGTCTTTTACTTTTTGTTTTTTAATAACATAATTACTACTATTCTCAAATAAATCTTTTTCTAATTCATTACAATATGTTATTCTTCTTCCTAATGCTTTTTTAAATTTATCTCTATCTTCTTTCAATTCTTCATTCTCTTTTAATACTCTTTTATAATCTGCAACTATTCTTTCTACTGCATTTAAAAAATCTGTTCCTACCCAATAATGATATTGTATTATTGTATCTTTATCGCATAAACTTTTTTCTATTAATACTATATCTTCTTCTATACTATTTTCTTTCACTTAATCAGCCCCCTAATTCTCTTGTTTAATATCTTACTCTCTCTTATCATGTCTTGTTCTATTTCACTTTCTATATATTTTTTAGTGTTCCAGTTATCTTCTTCTACTAATTGCATTTTTTCTAAACTATCTAATATATCAATTAACCATTCTTCTGTTACCGTTCTATCTTTTAGCTTTAATGCATACACTTGCCTTTGAATATTCCATAACATATATCTTTTTCCTATTACTTTTAATGCTTCATCTTTTTCTAGACTATTTCCTTCAGTTATTTCATCTTGTAAATCCTTAATTGCCTCTTCTACTTCTGCTATTTCTTCTCTTATATCTAAATCATCTGCTCCTACGTCTAATCCAGCTTGTTGTGTTTGATATAGTTCTTCTAGTCTTTGTTTTAATTCTTCTACACTATTTTCCATTACTCATCCTCCTCTTCAATTTTTACACAAATCATCGCAGTGCTTGGCTTATCTTTATTTTTTCGAGTATCAATTCGTTTTAAATTTGCAGGAGTACTTAAGTATTTTATAAATTTAGGCGTTACTCCCCTTTTTTTAGCTATTT